ATGACTGCATATAACGACAACCTTAAATCTAACAGCGACAATCAAGGCTCGAATGATAAAACATCTGGCAATCAAACATCTGACAGCCAAACGCTTAATAATCAAACACTTAATAACCAAACTATGAAAGTAACGGTCAATAATGCGCCTGCTGACAACCCTGCGACCTTATGGCTCATCGATGACGATGCAGCGCTGCGCTTGGTGTTGGCGGATACTTTTGAAGATGCTGGGTTGACGGTCATCAGCTTTACCCAAGCACAAGCAGCATGGACACGCCTCAATGATATCTTGCAGCAGCGCGAGTCAGCCACGCAGCTACCGGATGTGATATTGACCGATATTCGGATGCCTATGATGGACGGCTTGTCTTTTAGCGACTGGGTGCATAAGCACTTCCCTGCGTTGCCGATTGTCATCATGACAGCGCATTCAGACTTGACCTCTGCTATCAATAGCTATCAGACAGGAGCATTTGAATATCTGCCGAAGCCGTTTGACCTAGATGATGCAGTCGCTACGATTTATAAAGCGATTAATTTTCAACCAGACATGGCGAAAGCAGATCAACCAAATGAATCGGATGCCAAAACAACTGCAAATAAATCGCCTGAGACAGACACGAAGTCCACTAGTAAAAATAAAGCCACTCATAACACTAAGACAGACACCAAAGCCCATAAGACGACTAAAAACAAAGCTGAGATCAAAACTGATACACAAGCCAATGACAATCCCAGCGGCATCATTGGTCAGTCACAAGCGATGCAAACAGTGTTTCGTGCGATTGGACGATTGGCGCACTCACCTATTACCGTTTTGATTACCGGTGAATCAGGCACAGGGAAAGAGCTGGTCGCCAGTGCCCTGCATCAGCATTCACCGCGTCACCAGCAATCATTCATTGCCCTCAATATGGCCGCGATTCCGCACGATTTGATTGAGTCGGAGTTATTCGGTCACGAAAAAGGTGCGTTCACTGGTGCAACGACGACACGGCAAGGTCGTTTTGAGCAAGCTGATGGTGGTACGTTATTTTTGGATGAAATCGGTGACATGCCGTTTAGCACCCAAACGCGGCTGCTACGGGTATTGGCAAACGGTGAGTTCTTCCGTGTGGGCGGACAGCAACCGGTCAAAGTGGACGTGCGCATCATTGCTGCCACCCATCAAAACTTGGAAGAACTGGTCAAACTAGGTCGGTTCCGTGAGGATTTATTTTATCGTCTCAATGTCATTCGTCTACCGCTGCCACCACTACGGACGCGCCGCGAAGATATTCCTGCTTTAACCAGTTATTTTATGCAACGAGCTGCTAAGCAAATGAACACCGCCTTAAAACAGCTACAGCCTGCGGCGCTACAGATTATGCAAGCCTTTGACTGGCGCGGTAATGTGCGTCAACTTGAGAACGTCTGCCTATGGCTAACGGTCATGGCAACCGGAGATACAGTCATGGTTGATGACTTGCCGCCAGAGCTGCTTGAAGCGATGCCAGCAAACACAGAGTTGCAGCCACAACAAACGTCGTCCTCGTCTGAATTTGATCAGTACAACCAACAGCACAACGGTGATAGCTCACATAGCCCCAATATAGATAGCAATAATTTAAACAGCAACAATCTAAATAGCAGTAATCTAAATAGTCAAAATAATCAAACTCAAAATATCGCTAAAAATCCAAGTTGGCAGCAGGCATTGGCAGAGTGGGCCAAACAAGCGCTACAAACAGGCGAAACTGACATCTTGCAAACGGCAACGCCTGAGTTCGAACGAGTGTTACTTACAGCGGCACTCAATCATAGCGGTGGCAAAAAGATAGCGGCTGCCAACTTACTCGGCTGGGGACGTAATACGCTCACCCGTAAATTACAGCAGTTAGATATGTCAGCAGCAGAAACGCAGACCAAAGAGTAATAAAAGCGCAAAATCATTAAATTAATAATTCCAGTAAAATCAATTATTTATCATAGAAATCAGAAATAATCGTTAAATAATTAAAAATAATTGCAAAAAGGGCTTGTCAAACCATTCAAACTCTATATAATAGCCAACCACTGAGACGCACTACCGAATCAGTTAACTATCTATGTTGTGTTTGAGTTTAAACGCTAATAATGATAGAGTAACGAAAATGGGGCTGTGGCGGAATTGGTAGACGCACCAGATTTAGGTTCTGGCGCCGCAAGGTGTGAGAGTTCGAGTCTCTCCAGCCCCACCATTTTCGGATAGTGAATAAATTGTCTCAAACCTATACTAAACCTGCCTTCGGGCAGGTTTTTTTATTGCCTAAAATTTTATAAAGATTTATGAAAGGCATCGTTGTCGCAGTTTTGTCGCAGTTTCTACCATTCAACTACCGAGGATTACTCGGTAGTTAGTCGCCATAATCCAACTTAGCCATCTCATCCCGCATACGCTCAGTGTTTATCCACTTCGCATAGATTTTAGTGAACGTGATAATGTCATGACCCATCTGATAAGCCGCCGCAGAAACATCGATCATACTATTAAGCATCGTAGTTGCATAAGTATGACGGCAATTATAAGCCGGTCGCGCTCTTATACCAATCACTGGCAATACTTCCTGAAACTTTTCGGATAATTTATCTGGTCGTGTCCACGGCTCATCGGTGTGCAAGCTGATAAATAGTCGTGACTGGTGGCCAGTGAGCGCCTTGAGTCTATTCAACACAACCAATATCTTATCATTGAGATAGATATTACGGATTTCATTAGTCTTAGTTGATAGTTGCACTTTGCCACTGCTCAACGTCTTGCTTATCTTTGCCAATCGGTTGGTCAAATCTATGTCGGCCCAGTCTATGGCCAACGATTCACCAGGACGGCAACCTGTCCAAAACTGCCATACAAAATATAAATACCAAATCTCTTTGTCAGCCGACCAATGGCTTTGCATATAATCAAGTATCGCCAAACGCTCATCAGGTAAAAAAGGATCTGGCTCATCCTTTTGAGTTTTCTTATTACGTATACGTTTAGTGGGCAACTCTTCAATAACTTCATCAATAAATGCTAAATCAAATACCCCGCGCAGTGGCGTGAGTGCGTCATTAGCCGTTTTAGTGCTGCTAAAGTCATTCTGTGCGATCGCCGCGCGCACCATTGCCGGTGTTATATCTGCAATTGCCATAGATGCAAAAAAAGGCATCCACTTATTTTTGAGGATGCCTTTATATTTACGTCTAGTACCTGTATTGCCGCTATCTAAGCTATCAAGGTAGAGCTGAGCATAGTCTGCAAAAAGTGGTCTATCATCAGCTGCTGTTTCATCAGTTATATTACAAGCCAATTCAACATCTGTTACCGTCAGATTTTCCCACTTCCTACGAGCCATCAAACTAGCTCGTAGCTTTCCCGCTTGGGCAATGTTTTTTGGCGTCGCCGTGTACGGGAGGACAAAGTACTTGCGACCGTCTCCCTTGATTGGGATATTAATTTCGACGCTCCCGCTTCGTACTCTAACGCCTTTTGGATACCCTGCTGACTCATCCAATTGTTCCACCCCTGTAAACTAAAATAAATCTTGTTATCAATCTTTTTCCACACTTCACCTTCTGGCCATTTATCTTTTGCCATATATAAGCGTTCGTGTGGTAGACCGATAAGTTTACCAAATTGGGGGAGCGTTACCCAGTCTAACGGAACATTTGATTTGATAATTTCAATGACGTCCATTTTAATTACATCCTTTTCCAGAATCTAAAAATCTAAAGCGAGCGTTTTTTGCTCAGACCTAAACCCATTCCGAATATTTACTAGTTTTCTATTTTCTTTTGGAGGATTAATAAGAGAATTTATTGGCATCCAAAATATATCTGCTAAAGCTTTTTTCATTATGTTTAAGTCATCAAATGTTAAACAATGAACTATATTATTAAGCTGTTCGATACTTATATACCTAGTGCATCTCACAGTATCCAGTCGTGCATTACCTATAGCATCTTCTTCAAAAAACCTAAGTTTAATAATATGACCAGTTGGCAGATCCAGCATCTCATCTAACACAACGATAAATCCTAGACCCGCTCTTTGGGTAATTCTTATTCTTTTGATTGCTGATGATTTGTTTAAATCTTCGATCCATGCGCAGCCACGATAACTTTCAGATACTCTAAGTTTTTCCATCACCGTCCCCTTCTCTCTAACACGCTTTGACAATCTACACAGAGCGTTACCCCACCCATCGCTTGGCGTCTAGCGGGTATGTCTTCGCCACATTCCAAACATTAATTCAATGACGGCTTATCAAATTTAGGCGCACGACTCAAATAATTAGCCATTGTTAAATCAAACTCTTCACCAGCGCGATCTGCATTATCAGCCATAATTAAGCCATCCAATAAGTTGTTTCAACACGAACTTCAACGCCAAATTCAGTTTTGCAATCCCTACACGTAGCGGTGATAACATCGCCATCATTCGAATAGCCCTCATCTAATTCATAACCACCACCACATTCTGGACAATTAGCATCTCCCATAACCTACCTCATCCTTTCAATATCTGCATTAATAGCGATGTACGTTGACCCTTCGCGATACTCGATTCGATTACCGCGTGGCGTGAACCGACAGGCACGACCTACCAAATTACGTCCTATTCCACATGCATCTACGATGGTCCAGCTGCGCGTGTCAACACTTAACCAGCCCATGCCATAGTTGTTCGATACAAAATTTACTTTCTTAATCTGCTTTGACATCTGACACCTCACTTTCTTTAATCATCTTATCGATCCAGTCGCGGATCTCTTTTAAGCGTTCTAACCCAAATTTTTTAACGATGTAATAATCATCGCGCTTTGGATCTCTTTGATTTTGACGCTGCAACTTAATAAATAGCTGACCGTCTTTGATGAATAGATGCGCTCGGCGGCTAAGTGATAATGTTTTACTCATCGGTATTCACCTTAAATTCTAGATACACTTCTAATTTTTGAGTAGAATCCCACTCTTCAAAATCCCTTATAACTTTTGAACCAGTATCAGACTTAAAGTTATAAAGCCTTAGATCACCTTGCTGCTTAATACTTATTTCCTGAATTTCCAATCCAAAAGCTTTCTCGACTTTTGAAATCACAGCCAGAACATGATCTTTAACGTTTAAATCATCTAATAAAACAAATGAAATCTTCATCGCTTCAGCTCCCGAATTATCAAACTCTTAATTGTGCCGGCTGCATACAACTGGCCATGAGGACCATCAACAGTCACAACATGATGATTCTTAGTGCCGTAATGTTTCTTTTCTATCGACAGATACGCTTCGTGATGAGCAGCTTTTATACGTGCATCAGTACGATTGCGAATGGCTTTGTGATAGCTATCCATCGATGAGCTAAGCAATACACTCAAGTGAGGCATAACGCTCTCGTCATCCCAAAGCGGTTGTATAAGCCGGCGCTTAACAGCAGAGTCAACGCTACGATGCTTGTCGAATAATATGATGTCTAAATGCATATATTTACCAAGCATATAGTCATCATCAAAGATCATCGCATCGCGATTGCTGCTTAATGCGAGCACATCTGTGATGATGCCTTGTGCGTTTAGACAGCGTTGGAGACGATCACAAGCAGCTGTTACTCCAATGTGTGGCGCACCGCATACACTAACTATTAATGGTTTTTTTGACATTACGCCACCTCACTGTGGTCGCTATTGGCGGCTACGGTGTCAAGTAGCGGCTCAAGGTTGATGTTTGCTAAATACGCCGCGCGTAAGTCAGCTTCTAACTGGATCATTACTGGCCATTGCGGCGGATTGATACGACAACGGCGCTGTGATACTTGCACAATGATTAGGCGCAATTGGTCAGCGACATCGAGCAATATTTGCTGGTCGCGGTTGCATCTTGGCTTGGCGATATGAGCGGTCCACGTCACGTTGGCGTCACGCAAGGCTGTACGGCTGACTGTGTTTGTGAGCTTTGCGCTTTGGATAAGAGATACTAGGACTGTACTTGGCTTGACGTTAGCGATGTTACGCATGGTAGGCCTCCAGTACTCCAAAGAAGTTACTAATTTCATCTTCAGTGATAGTACGTAACGCCTTACCAAGCAAGCTGTTTTTGTGGAAGCAAGCACCTTCACCAAGCTTACTGTGTGTCAATAAAGGCTTAAGAAAGCAAGCAGCAATATGCTCTTTTTGTGATGCAGTGACAAACCCAAATCTATCAGCACCCATGTCGTAAATAATATCCCATGGCATCAACTTCTCAGTGCCAACATGAGAATCATCTTCACTAAAACGACCCATGCTATGCATACGCTGAATTAATACGTCAGATAGGTTTTTGATAAAGATAAGCTGCATATCAGCTTGGGTGATTGATGGTACTGACTCAGATAGCCAGTCGCTTTGATTAATTGCATCGGCGATATGTGGGACGCATTCGTCTAAGTCGCTTTCGCTTAGATAATCGACATCGTTGACGGTTTCGCGGTTGATAGCAGAGTTTTGCCAGTTTGTAGCGTCAAATTTACCTTTAAGCTCTCGATATAGACACGTTGGCATTATCACTTGGGCGTCTTCAGTAACTGCCCAACTATCTACACTAGGCTCAATAGCACCAATTGGCATACTTGATATAGCTGCTTGACCGAATGAGTTTACGTGAGCTGTTACAAACTCTTTAGGTTGCCCTTCAAATACCCACTGCCCCATCTGTTTAAGCGCGGGCTGTGGCGCATCATTGGCCGCTGTATCTTGCATGGCTGCTAGCAATCCGCCAGTTGGTTTAATATTGCCACACAATGCCGACGGTACGCCTAGTGTGCCTGTTATAGCATCCAGCTTAGCTTTTAACGAGGCTATTTCAGCTTTGGTTTCGTCATCAAAGCCGATTTTAAAAGTGCTGATTAACTTGCTCACGCTGCACCTCCCATCACTAAAATAGCGATAAGCACAAGCAAAGCGCCCACGACAATGCCAAGCACTTGGCGATAGCCACGTACTTTGATTTTTAGTTGCTGTTCGGATTGGCTGAGTCGTTGCTCAGTTTGATGGAGTTGCTGATTCCGCATATCCAAAACGGCGCATGTGAGCTCAAGCTCAGCTTCGGCACGTGATAAATGGACAGGGGCTGTTGATTGATTCTGAGACATGACGTTATACCCGTTTTGTTGATTACGGGTATAATTAAAACATTTGTTTTATTTAACGTCAATACATTTGTTATATTTTAGATAAATAAATATAACAATAGAAGTTATTAATTACCATTTTTCATTGGGCGGCCAATCAAACACCCATCCAATGAGCCTAGCTATCTTCTCGAAATCTTTCCTTCCTATGATTTCATCTTTATACATTTCATTGTCTGATCTAATAATGATGTCACCAGTCGCGGTCTTAAGTAGCCTTTTTACTTTTAACTCACCATCTACGCTAAATGCATATACTTTACCTTCTCGTATAGCAAAATCAGACTTACTCGTATCTATCTTGATTGGTGATTTATCCATGATTGTAGGTTCCATGCTATTGCCATCTAGCATTGCTTCTACGACACAATCGGGCTGAGCACCAACTGCTCTTATACGATCTGTAAGCATATGGGTATAACCTGTCGCATATTCAGTATCAGGTGGACATGAGCCTGCTCCTGCGCTTAGCGCTACATCGGTAAATATAGGTATCACTGTATAACCATCCTCATTTTTATGATTTATGATTACAGCCTCATTCCCTGATTTTGTCATCTGTCCGTCGCCAGTGCTTAACCACCCAAGGTCAACATTTAACGCAGCAGCAATATCAGCTGTGTGACTGCACGTTTTACTGTCTCTTCTTTCAACATTGCCTATTGCGCCTTGTTCCCAATTGATGGCATCAGCCAACTGCTGCTGAGTCATATTGCGAGCCTGGCGTGCAAGCTTGATGCGTGCTCCTAAAGCCATGATGATAATCCCTACCTAGTGGTTTTTATAAAAGTAACTGATGGTTAGACAGTTTGATTTCTTTTAAGTAACTGATGGTTAGACAGTCTAGTTTGTTCGACAAATATTATTATATAAACAAATGTTATCGCTGTATAACTTCAAATGATGCATTACTTATTGCAATTTAATAAAACAAATGTTTTAATAACTACAAATGTTATTAAGAGCAATCAAAATGTTAAAACATAAAAATCTTATTACTAAAGCAATCAAAGATGCTGGTAGCCTTGCCGAGTTAGTTCGTCTAATAAATAGCAGGGTTGACGTTATCAATGAAAACCTCCCGTCAGACATGAAAATCCGTCATACCTATTCAACTCAAGTTAGCAACTGGGTAAATCGTGACGCTGGTGTTGCTCCGACTCATGTACTGGCATTCAGCCAAGTCGCTGGTTGTAGTTGTCATGATCTACGTCCAGATGTTTTTCCGCCAGCAGCCAACGATTCAAGTAATCAACAATCAATAGCATAGCAATACGACTGCAATAAAAGAACGACAATAACGGGGGCAATATGTCGAAGCAAAAATACACAGCCGCAGAGCGTGCTGAAAACTGCGTATTAGATTTGGAAGCAGCAGTCTATCAAGCTGCGATGAAACCACGCGGCACACTTGGCGGTATCTGTGAGACATTTGGTCTGACGTATAACACAGCAGTGCTGCAAGTTAATCCAAAGCGCACCTGCCACACGCTCTCCCCAATTCTGATAGAGCAAGTGTTAAGCGCAACTCAGTCATCATTGATTATGGACGCTATCTGTTGTGCTCATGGCAACGCTGGATGGTTTCTGCTGCCTGATGCAGACGACCAAAGAGAAATAATGACTGACATTGGTGAACTAGGCCGTAAATCAGCTAATGCATTGGCAACCATGTTGCAAGCGTATGCTGATGGGGTTATTGAACCTGATGAATTCAAAGCAATGGAGAAAGTCTCTCATACTTTGATGAGTCAAGTCCAAGCGATTATGGAACATGCCAAGCGCAATATGGAGAGACACAATGAGCGATAAACGCATCCCGCTAGATTTCGAAGCCATACGAGCAGCAGCTGTCGGCAACTACGTCTCGACGATATTCCCTGCTGCTGGCATTAGCTTCACCAAACCCGCCCATCAGCATCAGTCATGCCCGATGTGTGGCGGCGATGATCGCTTTCGCTGTGATGATAAGCGCGGCGAAGGCACTTGGATATGCTCGCAGTGTGGCGCTGGTAACGGCTTTATGCTTGTGCAGCAGTATACCGACCTTGATGTCTACGAGACCAACAAGCTGATCGCAGGTGCTATCGGACTGGACGCAACGAGTGAAGTGACGGATGAGCAACGCACCCAATGGCAATCACAGCAAGTTGAGCGTGAAGCGGTTGAGAAGGCAGAAAAGCGTCAGGCTCGTATCGATGCTTCCAACCGTGCGCTGAGCATCTGGAATAATGCTAAACCCGCAGCTGACGATCACCCTTACTTACTACGCAAAGGCGTATCAGCTATCGGCTTGCGCCAAGATACGAACGATAATCTAATCATACCAATGTATTACTACAACGCTGACAGCAAGAACACAACACTGGCGAATGTACAAACCATTGCACCTGATAGCGAAAAGCTGTTTTTGAAAGGCGGTCTAGTCAGCGGCGCATATTTTACGATTGGTAGTGCCGCTATGTTCAGCGGTGGCGTGATATTGATTTGTGAAGGCTATGCAACTGGCGCTACGGTATTTGACGCAATGAGCTATAGCTTGCCTGTGATTGTCGCCTTTAACGCAAATAATCTCATTCCAGTCGCTCAGTCGATACGCGCTCAGTATCCCGATCATCGCATTATCATCTGTGCTGACGATGACAGTGCGACGGCTATCAAGATGCGTGATAAAGACATTGCAGACGGCAAGGAGCCGAAATTACTTGTTGAATATAACGCAGGCATTCATAAGGCGCAGCAAGCCGCTATCAATGTAGCTGGTGAAGTTGTCACCCCAAGCTTCGACACACTAGACATAGATAAGGATGCGGCGTAATGCAAGGCAAACAACATACAGATTTTAATGACCTCGCAGCAGCTGCGGGCCTCAACGAAGTAGCACGCCAAATCAAACATGCACTAGCCAATCAGTCAATAGCGCAGGCAGCTAATGACGACGACAGTGCCCCCACGTCGGCAAACGTTCAGCACAACGGCAATGTACCGGCTGACATTGAGCAAGACATGCGTCTAGCTGACATGCTCAAGCGTTATGCTCAGATCACCGATATTGGCAAAGTGACTAATAAAGTCTATGACACCGAACAAAAGATTGAATATACCAAAACGCAGTTTGCCAATGAGATCGGCAATAAGAAGCTAGCTGATCGTTGGTGGCAAGGTAAGCATGCAAAGATTAGTAAAGCTGAGGTCAGCAAAGACCGTGATGAGCTAATGGCTGTCGAAGCGCAATCGATGTTTGATCGGTACTTTTTGATATATGGGACCAAAGAAGTCTGGGACGACGTTGAACGTATCCGTCTGCCCGTCGATACGATCAAACTTGCACGTCCAAACGAGTATGATATCTGGCTTAAGTCTGAGGCGCGTATAACGGTCAAGGCTGCTAATATTTGGTTTGACCCAACGCGCCGCAAAGAGCCCAAGCATCCAAAAGACATCTCTGTTAATACCTTTGACGGCTTACCGCTAAAGCCAATCGAAACCACTTATGAAGATGCCACCTCAATGTGTAAGCCGATCACCGAATTATTGCTTCACTTGTGCGAGTACAACCAAACTGTGTTCGACTGGGTAATCAGATGGCTCGCCATTCCTTTACAACACCCCGGTACCAAGCTAGACACAGCGTTGATATTTCATGGTGATATACAAGGCGCTGGTAAGTCCTTATTCTTTGACCGCATCATGAGCCGTATCTATGGTGATTATGGCGTGACATTGGGGCAAGGACAGCTTGAGTCTCAGTATAATGATTGGGTAGCTGGTAAGCTCTATGCGTTATTTGAAGAGATATTTAGCGGCAGCGATAGATATTCACAGATGGGTATGGTCAAGCAACTTATCACCGGTAATACAATCTATATTAATCAAAAGTTTGTGAGTGGTTGGCAGCAAGACAACTATGTTAATGCAATATTCTTATCAAACAACATGATGCCGTTATCATTGGAGCAGAACGACCGCCGCCACGTCGTTTGTTACCCCACTAAAAAAATTCCCGAACCCTTGTTAAAAGAAGTCGCGAAAGCATTGGATGATTCAAATGATGAAATGATACGTGCATTCTATACTTTACTAATGAAAATGGAATTAAAAGGCCAAACAGCACATTCCCCAGCATTGATGACGGACAGCAAACGCCAATTGATACGACTTAGTCAACCAAACTGGGAAGTATTCTATGATGATTGGGCAAAAGGCGACGCAGGTATACCATACTGCAGCTGCCTAACCGATGATCTTTATGACTATTATCAATACTGGAGTCGCAAGAATGGCGAACGTGGTACCACCAAAACCAAATTAATGACATATATTGGTAGACGTGAGCACAAAGAGCGACTAAGATACCAAATGCAAGGTGGTGACCGTGCTATTCAATCGACAGTTATTGCTGTTAAGATGCCAATTAACTACCCAACCCCTAACGCTGTCAACCAACAAGTATGGCTTGGTCAGCAAATCCAGCGCATGAAAGGCGCTATTGGGCTTAAACTTGACCCAAAATAGCCAACCATGTGCATAGTGTGCACCCCATGTGCATAGTATAAAAACAAACTATGCACGTCTACAGACCTTACCCCATATAGCTTATAGCGACCCTGTGCATAGTGTGCAGGGTTTTTCCGTATGTGCGCGCGGGAAATAATTATTTATTTAATATATAGGACAAACAAAGCTATATTTTTTTTATTCCCATGCGTAGATATAACTATGCACACTATGCACACTATGAACATCAGTCTTATAAGCCATTAATACCAAGGGTTGTAGACGTGCATAGTTTAAATAAAACCCTGCACATCTTGACGTAACTATGCACACGTCCTTATATTGGCTATAAATAACGGGGGATATTTATCATGCGTCAAGAATACTTAAGAGCAGCAGCAGAAGCTTATGCAAACCTTAGCGACATCCAGTCAGACTGCTATCATTATTTAAACGATGGTTTTGATGCAACCATCCAATCACGACTAACAGATATCTACTCAGATAAATTATTAGATAAAGCGGTACCGAAAAAATATATTAATAAGATAGTCTGTACTGCATTAGCTGAATGCCAGTATCCAATCAATGAAGTAACTGGCTATGCTTGGAACGATAGTGAGCGCGCGGCATTTTCATCTATTCCAAAACAAACATGGTCACGGCATCAGATGTCTGACTATATTAATTTTATACTAAATGATATGACCCAAAGCGCAGCCACAGCAAGGGCTAAGATACAATTACAAGTGGTTGGCTATTCAGAGGCTACTTGAATAATGGGACAGATTACCTTAAGATTTCTCATATTCGAAGTCCCTGCCTAATAGCAAAGCAGACCCAACCAAACATCACCAGTTAAGCCCGTTGCCCCCGCAGCGGGCTTTCTTTTTTCCTACCCACGTTAACGCGTGGGCTTTTTATTGGAGGTAATAAAGCATGGCACTTAAAACCCTACGCCCACGCCTCACAACTATCGTCACTAAAGCAGTCAATGATACTCATCAGCCAAAATCAAGATGGGGTCACGGACGCGGTGGCAGACCTTGGCGGCGCAAGCGCGAAGAGATATTTAAGCGCGACAAATATACATGCCAAGTTTGTGGCCGTGTTGGTGGTGAGCTTGAGCTTGATCACATTGTGAACGTGGCACGTGGTGGCACTGATGACGATAGTAATCTTCAAACGATTTGCGTACCTTGTCATAAGCCGAAAACACATGCAGAAAGCCAAGAAATTTAAGATATTTTCTTGGAAAAAGCCCGGGGGGAGGTATTTTTATTTCTGGGCAAACCCAGCGGACACCACTCCCCCTCCCACGCGCAAAAAAAATGCTAAATCAAAATTATTTTTCCATTTTTCCGAATCTATTTAATTGAGAAAGGTTCTCATTATGTCGCTAACTAAAAGAAAGGAAGCGTACTGCCAAAACGTCGCGGATGGTCTTGATGAATTAGAGGCGATGGCAGCTGCTGGCTATAAAGCTAAGAACGAAGCGAATGCAAAACGCCAACTGAAAAATCTCGATGACGATGAGTTGGTGCAGAATCGTATTACTGAATTACGCGCCATAAATCTTTTAGAGTCTGGCGAAACGACTGAAGGTGAATCTGCTGAAGTTGTCGAATTGGTTAACGCCCTGCACTTCTTTCAGACTGTCTATAAGAACCCAGCCAAGTCAATGAAAGATCGCATCAGCTGCGCCACTATTGCTATCCAATACGAAGAGCCGAAGCCTGCGCCTATTGGTAAAAAAGAGCAAGGTAAGCTTGATGCTAAAACTGCTACCAATACTGGCGCATTTAGCACGCTTAACAATCAGCTGCCTTTAAACACGTCCAAGACTACCCAATAAGAGCCCTCCATGATAGACACCTGGTCAACAGCCTTGCCTGACTGGGAAAAGCGCATCGTCGCTGGTGAGTCTCTCATGCCGTGTAAGCCACTCAATCAAGACGTGGCTGATATTGCTCTAAAGATATTCGATCAGTTAATACTGGTAGATATGATTGGCAGCCCTGCTGCTGGAGATGTCACCCGTGAATGGGCTCGTGAGTTTATTGCTGCTATCTTTGGCGCTTACGATACTGAGAATCAAGAACGCTTAATCACTGAGTTCTTTTTATTGATTAGCAAAAAGAACACGAAATCGACGCTTGCTGCCGGAATTATGATGATCGCGCTAGTGCTCAATGAGCGTTTTAGTGCAAGCCTTGCTATTATTGCACCGACCAAAGAAGTCGCCAATGCTAGTTATGGCCCCGCAAGCGATATGATTAGCGCAGACCCTGAATTGTCAGCCATGTTTAACGTATCACCGCATACGCGTACCATCACCCATTTAGGCACCAACGCTACTTTAAAGGTCTATGCGGCTGAATCTGACACCCTTGGCGGCAGTAAATTCAGCTACGTGCTCATCGATGAGCTATGGCTATTTGGCAAACGCGCCAATGCTGCATCAATGTTGCGTGAAGCAACTGGTGGTCTAGCATCACGACCTGAAGGGTTTGTCGTATATCTAAGTACAATGCCAGATGAGCAGCCTGCTGGTATATTTAAACAAAAATTAGACTATGCTCGCGGTGTGCGTGACGGCAAGATTATCGACTCGCAGTTTTTAGGCTTACTCTATGAGTTCCCAAAAAAATATATCGACGATGAGCTTTATCTAAACCCAGAAAATTGGTATATCACAAATCCCAATCTTGGCGCGTCTGTCAGTGTTAAGTTTTTAGAACGTGAATTCAAAAAAGCAGCAGACGAAGGCAAAGAAGAGCTGCAAGATTTCACAGCAAAGCATCTCAACGTACAAATTGGTATATCAATGAGAGCTAACAGATGGGCTGCTGTGGATTTTTGGGAAGCGGCAGCCGCTACTGTACCGTTTACATTAGAAGAGCTGATTGAGGCGTCAGAAGTCATCACAATCGGTATCGATGGTGGCGGACTTGATGACTTACTAGGATTTGCTGTAGTCGGTCGATTGCCCGTGGTGCTAAGAGAGTATGAAGACAGCATCACAAAACAAAAGGTGCAAATTAAACCATGGTGGGTATGGACACGCGCTTGGTGCCATACGATTGCATTAGAGCGCCGTAAGTCTATCGCACCCACACTGGAAGGATTTGCAAAAGACGGCGACCTTATCATCGTTGATAATATCGGTGACGAAACGGCTCAGCTGGCGCAAATCTGTAAGCAAGTATTTGACAGTGGTAAACTTGACCGAATCGGACTTGACCCACTCGGTATCGGCACGCTCATCGAAGAGCTGGACGCAGTAGAAATACCCAGCGATAAAATCATTGGAGTCAGTCAAGGTTTCAAAATGTCAGGCTACATCAAAACATCTGAAATCAAGATTGCAAAAAAGCAGCTGCTTCATGCCGATCAGCCGATTATGACTTGGTCAGTTGGGAATGCCCGCACAGTAGTGCGCGGCAGTGGTACGATGATTAGTAAGGCTGAGTCAGGCACTGCGAAGATTGACCCAGTCATTGGCATGTTGAACGCTGTCGCTCTAATGAGCCTGAACCCAGAGCCACCGAAGTCTGGCGCACCTACTATGTTTTTTGTTTAGCTGAGCATTATGCATTGTCTGCATAATGCTTTTTGCTATCTAGGATTTAACTATGTTCATCTATCTAAGTTATAGCGCTATTTACCTTATTATTTTTATTATCGGATTGGTTGTCGGCTCTATTATTACTCGGATAATCATGAGAAATATATTCAATCTTAGTGACCATGAGCGATACGAGCTTAGTCAGTTCAAGCTTGAGGCTGCTATAAGTAAATATAGACTATCTCATAAACAGTCGCCACCAGGCCCTGAATAACCAAATAACACACCGCCAATACGGCGGTTTTATTTTGCCCAAACTTTATAAATAGCTAATCGAGAATCACTATGACCAAAGCCTACAGCATATTGAAAGTCAAAGCTGTCAATGAGGAAGATGGCACTCGCACCATTACTGGTATCGCATCAACGCCCAAGCAAGACCGTGATAACGACATCATGGATATGGCGGGCGCCAAGTTTGCGCTGCCCATGCCTTTTTTGTGGCAGCACAATCACAATCAACCGATTGGCGAAGTTACGAATGCCACAGTTACTGAAGACGGCATTGAGATCACAGCGACAATCGTAAAGATTGAAGATGAAGGCGCACTCAAAACCCGCATTGATGAGGCTTGGCAGTCTATCAAATCGGGCTTGGTCAAAGGCTTATCAATTGGTTTTAGATTGCTTGAGTATAACTATCTCGAAGAAAGCTATGGCCTGCATATCAAAGAGTGGGAATGGTATGAGTTATCCGCTGTCACAGTACCCGCAAACCCAGATGGTCAAATAACCAGCGTAAAAAAAATCAAGCAAGCATTTTCGGACGCTCAAAACCCTACGCCCACGCCTTCAAAAGCAGTACCTGACCCAGCAGTACTAGACACACAAACAAAGCCACCTAGCAGCACCAGCGCTCCAAATCCATCACCATCACGAACCATCACCTTAGTTGACCCTAATCAGGGCAGCGTATCATTAATCTCTGGAGAGTAAGCCATGACATGGGAACAACAACGCGCACAAATTCTTGCGACGATCAAATCTAAGAAAGGTAAAATTGGCGGCATCCTAACTAAAGCCGCTACTGAAAAACGCACAACTAACGATGACGAAGAAGCTGAAGTCAAAGCAGTTGAAGACGACATCGCTCGACTTGAAGCCAACTTAGCGCGTATCGAAGGTTTTATCGCTGATGTTAAAGTCGCAGCAGAAAATGCAACGCCTGCCGCTGGTGATAACCCTAATGAGGCTGCCGCTAGTGCTGAAGGTGCAGCCGAACCCGAGAAAGCTGCTAAAGGTATCACCGTCAAACCTAATCACGCTGCTAAAGGCGTTGGCTTTGCACAACTTGTCAAAGCAAAGGCGCTAGCTGTCATTAAACAAAAGAACGGTAGCTATGTTAGTCCGCTAGATATTGCCAAATCACAAGGTATGGATCCGCGAGTTATTCAAGCCCTTGAAAAAGCGGTTGTGCTGGATACGAATAACTCAAGCGATTTAATAGTCGAAAACCAACTTGCTAGTGAGTTTATTGAGCTATTACGTGCTGAGACTATCGTTGATAAGCTTGCACCTATGATGCGTACAGCACCATTCAACACCAAAATTCCTGGCGCTGCTACAGGCGCTGTCGCGGCTTGGGTCGGTGAAGGGAAACCAAAACCTGCTACAAATCCAACTTTCTTAAACGTTAAGGTTGAGCACCACAAACTCGCTGGTATTGTTGTACGTACTGACGAGCTACTGAAATTATCATCTCCCAGCACTGACATAATGCTTCGTGATGATTTGATTGAAGCTACCGCTACGTTGATTGATACGACGTTTATGGATGACGAGCCAAAAGACGACGACCGTCCTGCTGGCATACTAAACGGCGCAACTAAAGTCGTAGCTACTGGCAAAACAGCTGCTGAGTATGACGCCGATCTAGCAGTGTTGAACGATAGCTTTATCACTCAAAACCTATCGCTTACAGGCGCTTATTATATTATGAGTGCTACCCGCGCTAGTGCAATGGGTCGCTTACGTGATGCGCTTGGTAATCCATATTATCGCGGTATGGCTAACGGTCCAGGAGAAAAAACGCTGGACGGCTTACCAGTTATTGAATCTGAAAACGCGGGCGCAGTGATTGCATTAATCAAACCTTCTGAGTTGTATTTAGCAGATGAAGACGGCGTTGATATCGCATTCAGCGATCAGGCAACTATTGATATGGGAGCAACTCAGCTGATTAACTTGTGGCAGAAAAATATGACCGCCATCCGAGCTGAACGCCATATCACTTGGGAGAAACGCCGTACTATTGCAGCCGCCTATATCGATTATTCTCTGCTGGTATAACCAAGTATTTTGAACAATTGACCAACCAAAAACCTCACCGTCAAACGTGAGGTTTTTTATGAGTGGGTATTGGTGTGCCACCTCCCGTTATCCGCATCAGTATCTACTCCTAAAAAACACGAGGTCACTATGAAAATTAAATACATTAAAGACGCGCCCAACGGCCCCGCTGGTATGACCGATGATGTTAGTGACTTTCACGGTAACATCTTAGTCTTAACTGGCTTTGCTGAATTAGATAACACCATTTATTTCGACGACCAATCACAGTTTACGCTAGTGACTGAATCAAAATCGCTGATTAACCCTAATCAGATTTTTGAGCCAACCGAGCCAACCGAGCCAACCGAGCCAACCGAGCCA